ACTGAATTCGATTAATCTCATAGTTTCCTGCTACGGGGATACGAATGTCAAGGCGGGTCAGGTGATCTACTTCAGGACTATTGCAAAAGAAGCAACGAAAAACCAAGACAACTACGAAGATGATTACCTTAAGGGTCGCTACTTGGTTACCACCGTAAAGCATCTCGTAACAGATCGTGAACATACTATGACGATGACATTGTCGCGTGATTCGTTCGCAGAGCCGATTGCCGACTACAAGAAGGCAGAGTTGAATTTGGAGACATCATGAGCAGCAACCAAGAACCAATGAGAGCGGACTACATGGGCAAGAATGGCTTCGTGTGGTGGCAAGGTGTCGTAGAGGACATCTACGATCCACTCAAGTTGGGTCGCGTCCGTGTGCGCGTACTTGGGTGGCATACGGATGACAAGACACAGATTCCCACAGACAATCTGCCGTGGGCGCATGTCATCATGCCCGTTACAAGCGCAAGTGTTTCGGGCAAGGGGTGGTCTCCTACAGGTCTGCTTCAAGGAACATGGGTGGTGGGGTTCTTCCGCGATGGAATGAATTCACAAGAACCAGTTGTGTTTGGCACAATCGGCGGGATCAACACGGTAAACATTCCAGTTCCAAACGAACTATCGAATCTGCCAAATCTGCCATTTGTGGATCCCGAGGATGTCAAGCAGATCTACATCAATCAGATCGAAAGTAAGAAGGTAGAGATCATTGCGTCTTTGGATGACGCGAAAAACGATGTCGGACTCAAGTCGTATCAGTTGCCCAAGAATCCGACCATTGATACTGGTCGCGGGTTTGCCGATCCGCAGGGAATGTATCCGCTTATCTCACGAATGGGAGAAGCAGACACGAACAGGTTGGCAAGAAACGAGCAGATTGAAAACACGATTGTCAAGAAAAAGAAAGACAGCATCGAATTCTGCGTGTCGGCACTCTATGGATTTTGGGCAGAACCCGAGACACCATATGCAGCCCAGTACCCATTCAACAATGTCTATGAATCCCAAGCAGGACATATTGTCGAGTACGACGATACCCCTGGTGCAGAGAGAATGCATTGGTACCATTGCTCAGGCACTTTTACGGAGATTCACCCGAGAGGCAGCGAGGTACACAAGGTTGTCGGAAACGCATGGGACATCACCCTGAATGACAAGATGATTCTTGTAAAGGGAAACTGCTCGTTCAATGCCGACAAGACGATGAAGATCATGATGGGCAAAGACTTGGAGATTGAGGTTCAGGGAGACACAAAGATGTACGCCCGAGGAAACATGACGGTGGATGTCGGCGGCAACTTCCTTCAGAAGGTCAAGGGAACCTATACGCTTTCTAGTGAAGGCAATATGGTTATTATGGCTCCGAGAATCGACTTGAATCCCGAGGGCGAGAACTCGTCAAATGTACAAACCCTGATGGACAAGATGCGCGGTTTGGTAAACGGGCTGATCGAAAAACTCAGCCCATCCGATCTACAAGTGAGGAATAAGGACTGATGTCTTTTTCAAGACCCAACATGTCCATCCCTATTGCAAGTGGAACTCCGTCTAGGAGTACGCAGGGATCTGTGTATTCATCAGATGACATCGAAACATATCAGTTCGATCAAGAGAATGAATTGAAGACATATGCTGCAATGGATGCCGCACAGAAGTCATCAGTCAAGACAAGCGAGGCGGTCAGTATCCGTGGAATGGTTAATGTCCCCGTTGCAACCGATTTCAACGAATCAAAGAAGTCTATCAACGAATTGACCACCGAGCGCGGCGACATATCACAGGTTCCCGACATTGATATCTGCGGGTTTTTGGGTAAGGTCACTTCCTTTGACTTGGACATTCCAAATTCAAGCGTTGGTGGATTGCCTTCTCTTAATGATATCATGGCGGGAATCAACGGGATCACCCTGCCGACACTACAGATTGCATCGGAGGCAATTGTGGGTGTCGTTGGAAAGATCAACGATACAATTGCAGATATCGGTGCGGCAATTCAGGGAAACATCCCAACGATTTCTTGCGGAAAGCCCGAAGCAACACCAACGCAGCCATCACAACCGCAGTTGGGGTCTGCGTTGTCGCAGCCCGCAGAGGAACCAATCGATCCATTCATCGCAGAGCCTGTTCCATATGGCACCAATCCAAACATCGTAATCGAATCTCCTGATGTGACGGTGCAGAGTCTGAACGACGAAATTGATTCAGGAGAATTCTGATGGCTAGTATGACAGGCGCACAGCCTATTGAATACTACTATCCCACAGGATTTGGCGAACTGAATATCGTTGACCAAGATGAATCGCTGTCTTCCGTGACAGGAGACATTCAATGGCTGAGTCCTGCAATCCTGAACAAATCATATAACGAAACCTCCCCATCTCGCCCAATCTTTGAGCAGCAGAAGGTGATTAGACCGCAAGATCCCGATGTCGATTGCAGGACGGTCATTCAACTTAGAGCATCATATGTGTCATATGTCGGCGCACCACCTACCACAGGTGGAGATCTGAAGTTTGCAATAGTTAGCGGAGTGTTTCCGCCGAGCCTCACCTTGGACATCGATACGGGGTATCTGTTTGGCAAGATTGATGACTTGGATGACATCTTCCCCGAGGAATTTGGACTTACCAACCCACAAGGAATACCCGAGGATCCTAGAGATACCAAAGCAGCAGAGACCTTCAACTTCAATTTTGGAGAACAGGGCCCGAGAAAGTTTACAGAGGACAACTACGCGGTTCGTGGTTCGGCTTCTTTGTATAAGGCAGGATTCCCGATACCAAAGGGGATCATCTTCATCGCACGGGCATTTGATCCGTCTCTGACGAGCAGATACATCGATGGCGAGTTCATGATCGATACGAGTAACAATTGGTCATCTGACAGGGATGAGTTCATCCTAAATATCAGGAATCAGATGTTCATAGATGGAAAACCCGTGACGAACAAACAGTATCTCGCCACCATGAAGGAGCGGGGGTACTTTCCAAATTGCTAAGGAGAATAGATGCCAGCCGCTCACAGACACACCGATATCTGCTCAGGACATGGATGCTTCCCCCCTCGTCGTAATGTCGAGGGTTCTAAGAATGTATTCGTGAATAGTCTTGGTTGGCATCGCAAGGGTGACGGTTGGGCAACGCATTGCTGTGGCGATTCTTGCCATACTAGCAAAACGGCAGAGGGATCCTCTTCCGTCTTTATCAATAGCCGACCCGCTGCTAGGGTGGCTGATCCTGTCCATTGTGGATCCGCATGTGCGCGGGGAAGCAAAAATGTCTACTGCGGGGGATGAGAGATGGAGATGTTCACATCGCTACAAACTTGGTTTGAAGTAGGTATCGCCGCTTCGGGAATCATGAGTGGTCTTGTTGCGGGGGTATTCTATGCAAAGAGACGCTTTTACGCGGAGAAGCGAAAGGAAATGGAAGAGGCTTCAATTGGAGTAAGCACAAGTTCCAGTTTTCAAGCAAAGCACACGATCATTCACGAAACACTCACAGGTCTTCGTGTAAAGGCAAATGCATGCAGGGCGCGAATCGGTCACTTTCACAATGGAGGTAAGTTCCTAGATGGCACACCGATGAAGAAGTTCTCAATCACACATGAGTCATGTGAACGAGGAGTTCCATACGATGGTGCCAACCTACAGAACATCCTTGTCACCATGTTTTGGGATTTGGTGGAGACGATGCGGGAAAACAATCCAAGACTCCACATGACAGAGTCGATGCGGGAAGGCTATTTCCGCTCGTATAACAAGTCAAACGGCATCGTTGCATATGCGATTCTTCCGATCATGAAAGAAGACCTGTATGTTGGATTCATCGAACTTGAATGGTTTGAGGCAAACAAACTACCCACGATGGATGAAGTAAAGGAACTGTCTTCAACATTCGAACAATCCCGAGATTACACAGAACTTGAACTGGCTCTAAGGTAACAATGGCAAAGGCACAGAACACATCCATAGACCTAGACATCAACTTTGACCGCAATCCGCTGTCGGGCGATGTTTCTTTGCGTAAGGATGAGGAAGCCATCAAGCGGTCACTCCGCAATCTTCTGCTGTATCGCCGTGGAGAGAAGCCGTTTCACCCCGAGATTAGTTCAGGTATTCAGGATCTGCTGTTTGAACTGGTTGACCCGATCATGTTGATTGAACTCAAGAGAAGAATCGGAGACACGATTCAGCGGTACGAGCCGCGAGTTAGCAACGCCATCGTTGATGTGGTTGATGTAATAGATAGGAATGAGATCCGAATCACGATTCACTTCACGATTAAGAATGTGCAGAAAGTCTTCTCTACAACAGTCGCTCTACAGAGGCTAAGATGAACAATAGTTCCAATACACCAATTCAGTCGCTTGAGTTTGACGAGATCAAGAACAACCTCAAGGCGTATCTTCAAGGTCAAGAGCAATTCAAGGACTACAACTTTGAAGGCTCTGCGCTGTCAATCGTCTTGGATCTGTTGGCATACAACACCCACTATCAGGCATTCTATGCAAACATGGCGGCAAACGAGTCGTTCATCGATTCGGCTGTCATGCGACCCTCTGTTGTGTCCTTGGCGAAGCACCTCAACTACACCCCAAGATCGAAGAAAGCAGCACAGTTGGTGGTTGATATTTCGATGGGCACAGACGATGTTGCTTCACCCTTCACACAAAGAGTCATTCAAGGACGCGAGTTTGTAGAGCAGGGAACCGTGTTTCGTGGCAAGGATGTTGATGGCAAGGCTGTCAATTTTGTCAATTTGGAAACATACAAAGCAGTTCGCCGTAGTGGAGAAAACATCGTTCAGGATGTCACCCTGTATCAGGGCTATCTCAAGCAAGTTGCATATGTCGCCAATACGCAGGGAGGGTCGGAAGCGAAGTTTGCTATCCCCGATCTGAATGTTGATATTGATACCTTGGTGGTATTGGTACAACGATCCCAAACAGACACCACGGGTTCTGCACAACTTTGGAAGAGAGCCATTGACATCAATAAGTTGGACTCTACATCGAATGTGTTCTTCATTCAGGAGAGCCGCGATGGATTTTGGGAAGTCTATTTCGGTGACGGTGTTATTGGCAAGGCGGTTGAAAATGGAAATGTCATCACCCTTCGTTACTTGGTCACCAACGGTTCCGCTGGAAATGGGATTGGGTATGACGAGACGAGTGTAAAGAGAGCAATTACTTGCAACGATAGTCGGGTAGATGAAGTCCGTATCAAGACCGATGATGCAGACAAGGTTCAGGTTTCTTTTGGCGGTGAAGACAGCGAAGACATCGAATCCATTCGTTACTACGCCCCACGAAACTATCAGGCACAAGACCGTGCGGTAACGGCAGATGACTACAAGGCAATCCTTGGGCGCGAGTATGCAAGCCGAGCAGACTCATTCTTCATTTGGGGTGGTGAGGAAAATGATCCTCCTCAATATGGAAAGGTGTACATCAGCATTAAGCCAAAGGTGGGAACACGCCTTTCCAGTACGGAGAAGCAAGCGATTGAGCGAACCATTTTGGGGCAGCGAAACCTTGTGACCATCACCCCCGAAGTTGTCGATCCCGACATTCTGTACATCAATCCATCGGTGACTGTGTATTACGACGAGTCAAAGACCACCCTGAACAAGTCGGGGGTCGAAACTCGTATCTCGTCTCTTATCAAGGCATACAGCACCAACTACTTGGGACTCTTCCAACGCAACTTCAGACTCTCCAAGTTCTCGTCCATCATTGACGGTTCCGCACCCGCGATCAACTCAAACTCAACCGAAATCACTCTTTCGAAGCAGTTTGAGCCAAACTTGGGTCGGGCTGCTCCATACACGATTCGGTTTGACAATCCACTCCTACACCCAGTAGACGGCTATACCCCGATTCTTTCTAGCACTCTGTTTGGATACAGAGATGCAACATCGACAGCGGTTGTCAAGCCAATCGTGGATTGCTTCTTGGATGACGATGGTTATGGAAATGTCCGCGTCTACAAGCAAGTCGGATCCTCCAAAGTAGTTGTTCTGAAGAACATCGGCAGCATTGATTATTCGACAGGAACAATCTCGCTTCGAAACTTCATACCCGAATACTTGGATAGTGGTCAGACATCGCTAAAGGTCACGGTAACTCCCGAAAAGAAAGACATCTTCGCAAGGAGAAATCAGATCATCATCATCGATGATCTAGGAATCTCAATCAACGCGGTGCCCGAAAAGACCACGATAGATAGAAGTGCAAGTGATTCTCCATTTACGCGGTAATCAAGCATGAGTATTGACGGTGATCGCAACCTTTCCCACTTGGTTTCCGACAGACTCCCTGAGTTTGTGCGGGTGGATCACCCTACGCTTGTGGCATTTCTGTCCGCATACTACGAATGGTTGGGATTGAAGCGAAATGATGGCAAGGTGCTTTCGCCCATGGCGATGCACGACATCCCCGACATCGATACCACTTTGGATCAGTTTGTCGAGGAATTTCGCACCCAGTACCTACTGAACTTCCCCGAGAGCCTTGCAATTAGCAAGACCACCAATCAACCAGTTGATCCACGGCGGCTGCTGAAGAACATCAAGCAGTTCTATCTTGCCAAGGGAACCGAAAAGTCATACGAGTTCCTGTTTCGCATTCTATATGACACATCGGTAGAGTTCTACTACCCCAAGACAGATATCTTGCGGTCTTCTTCGGGAAGATGGACACAGAACAACTACCTGAGAATATCGAATGCATTGGGCGACACGATCTATCGCGCAGCAGGAAATAACATCACTCAGAGGAGCGCAAGCGGGGCTGTCTTGGCAACTGCCCGTGTTGTTGATGTCAATGTCTATCAGATTGACAACTTCCCAGTAGCGGAACTCTTGATTTCGGGTCGGAATGGAACCTTCAGCGCAGGAAACTTGGGCATCGACTTCACGGATGGTGAAGACTCATTCCATGAGGTTTCTGTCTATAGCGTTGTCTCGTCGCTCACGATTTCAAATGGCGGCAGCGACTATGAAATCGGTGATAGGGTCAGATTTGTTGCGGCAAGCGGAGACAGCGGTCAACAGGCTGTTGGAACTGTTGTTGAGGTTGATGGGTCGGGGTCTATCCGAAAGATCGACATCAATGACTTCGGAATCAACTATAAGGTTGCCCCTACGATTGTCATCGACACGATTCGGGGATCGGGGTTCAGCGGAACGGTAACGGTCGGTGCCCTTTGTCAGTCTGCGGGATATTACGCTAATAATGACGGCAGACTCAGTACAAACAAGGTTCTTCAAGACAATCACTTCTATCAGAACTGGTCGTATGTTCTGAAGACTGAAGTAGTGGTTGACAGGTACAGAGAAGTCATTCGCAGATTGGTACACCCGATTGGAACAGCCATGTTTGGTTCGGTTCTTATCAAACGGTGTGCAGAGGCTGATTTGCAAAATGCATCGGCTTTGATGTCCTATCATGTCCCAATCATCGGTCACTATGTTCCGTACACATTCCAAACCTTTGATGACCTTTCCATGTGGTTCCTCACAGGCGTGACGGGTGGTGGCTTGACTGCTGCGGGTTACTCACCCGATACACATGACATTCTCATTCGGGGAACTGGAAATGGATTGGCTTTGCAAGGCAATCCGATGACAAACAGCATCACCTTTGTGGGCGCGACAGGTGCCCCTGGGTCAACGGGTGGAGTCCTATACGAAGACAATTTCCCAAATGCTGATCCATTTTGGATTGTGTATCCCCATCCAAATAAGATGGTCTCGCGTGGATACCATGTTGCAAAGATTTGGAATACACAAATCAATGACTTCCTCTCCGAAAACGGCGGGTGGTCGGAGTGGTCATATCGCAAAGAGGGGTGGAGAATAGAGGATATCGGCAAATGGGCAGGAGATCTCCTAGCCACGGTTACGCCGCTGAACATCACGGCAGATGTGTCGGAGCCTTGCAATGGTGAGATCAACCGTTGTCCGAATGGACTTTACTACACCGAGCAAGATGACTTCAAGTATGCATTGCTTGAGTACGACGAAAACAGCGAGTTCCGAAAAATTACCGCCCGAGCATTCTTCAACATGCCACAGGGACAGGAGTTTGACTGTCGAAATGAGAACTTCGTAAATGTCGCCACCCCAAAGATAACAATCAATACTCCTGCTGAGGGATTGATTGCAAACAATCCGAGGGTTCCTGTCGGCACATCTGAGAGCGATTACAACTTCTTTAGGACGCTTGTTGTTCGGTTTACAATCGAAAACGAAGGCAATCTTTCTTACTACAAGGCAAAGAGCATCAAAGTCTACTTGGACAACAAACTCAGAAGCACACTTTCGATCAACAGCCGCCAAACCGCTTTGAAGTTGGTCAAGGATGGAAGACATACTCTTCGGATGGATATCTTGGACGAACAGGACAGATTGATCCCTGGGACAAGAAAGATCCACCTCTTTGCCTATGAATTTGTACCACCACCTCAAATAACAGTTTCTGATAGTGTAGAGGAAGCACTCTAAATACAAAGCAATGGCTGGATCCTGCGACCCATTTCGTCAAAACCATAAGCGGATTGCCGCTCGTTCTCTCCTTGACATCTATGGCGATGTTGATGAGAACAATCTCTTTCTTTCAATTGGCAAAGTGGTCGCGTGGAAAGATGATGAGAATCCTCCCCGAAGTATCGATTCTGTAAAAGACGATACAGACTTTTGGAGAGGCATTTTCGCCCACAAGAGAATCGACCGCTCAGATGTTTCGTTAGTCGTTCGTCGCTACGATTGGACACCAGGGGCTGTATACACCGCCTACCGCGACAACATCGACCTGTTTGATGACTTGAACCCCGCGCCTTTCTATGCATTGGTTGACGAAGAAAGAGTGTATAAGTGCATTGACAATGCAAGCAACTCACCCTCTCTTGTAGCACCAATGCACACAGACTCGCGGATCAGAAGGCTCTCTGACGGTTATCGTTGGAAGTTCCTCTATCAGATTCCTGAGTCCAAGAGAAAGTTCCTTACCAAGACGCAGGGCGATTCCATCGGCTACATGCCCGTAGAGTTTGTTGAATATCTCCGTACCAATGACGAGCGAATTCTGCAATGGAGAGTTCAGGAAGATGCTGTTGACGGCGAGATCGCCTTCATCAAGATGAACACCGATGTTCAGCCCTTCGTTGTTTCCACAAATTGCGTATTCCCATCTGCAAGCAACACAGTAGTTGCCGATGTTGCGTTGGGGGCAACGGGAATTACCTTGGCATCCAAGTTCCTATTCCTCCAAGAGGGATACTATGAGGACATGGTTCTGTCAATTGACAATGGTCAGGGACTAGGACAGCGGCGGGTCATCACATCGTTTACCCCAACAGACGGTAGTTCCGCATTTGTTACGGTTGCAGATCCGTTTTCTGCGAGTGTTTCGGGTGGTGGAAGTCCAAGCACATTCTCTATCGTCCCCTACATCAAGGTAGTTGGAGACGGAGAGGCAAATGTAAACAAATCCAACCCATATAGCACAAGCGCAGAAGTATCTGTTCGTTTTGGTCTGACTGCGGGATCTGATGTTCTCGGTGCAAACGGCGTTACCTCTTGCACGGAGTTCTTTGAGACCATTCGCCTCATCGATTCGATTGAGTTGGTTGATGGAGGCAAGAACTACACATTTGCATCCTTGGAATTCGTCAAGGGATTGGATGTTCCTACAGGAAAGGTGTTCTTGCGGGACTTGGCTGAACCTGTTATGTCTCCCCCAAATGGACATGGTTCGGATCCCGTCAAGGAACTTGGCGCGTCCTCCATCATGATCGTCAAGGACTATTTCCGCAGCGAGAACGAGAAGGTAAGTACGGAAAACGAATACCGTCAGTTTGGATTGCTTCTGAATCCACTTCTAGAGGAGAAGCATGTTCGGCTCAACTTCTATGGCAGCGGGGTGTCGGGATCGTTTGTGGCGGGTGCAACAGCACAACAGGCAACAGGCGCAGGATACAGCGGTGCTTATGGCAAGATTGTTTCTTGGCGCAGCGGTGCTTCGGGTCAGAGCGGAACAAGCGAACTCGTACTTACGAACATCAAGAACGGCGATTTCAAGTTCGGTGGGACAGTCAATGGTCTGACCATCATGAATATTCGGGAAAAGACGGTTGCGGGAACGGAGGGTCGCCGTTTGCTTCGCCTTCGCGTAGCCCCAACAAACGCTGCATTCGTAGGAAACGGAACCGATTTCACGGAAGGTTATATTGCAATCGGAGTCGGCAACTACGAGACATCGACACCGCCATCTCGCGCTTCAGGCGAAGTCTACGCATGGGAACCTTCATTGGGATCAAATAAGTCGGGATACCTGTATTTGGAGGAATCACAAGGCAACTTCAAGCAGGGAGAACGCCTCACTCAGGTAACTCCGCTATACGGTGGATTCGTCGGCACAGGTCTAAGCGGTGTTGCTGAAATCGTTGCAATTGACAGCGTGATTCGTTCGCTGACAGCGCACTCCGAATGCTGCCGAAGTGGTGTTCCGACATCAACAGATGGTGGGAGCGTCTACGATCAGACAACATCGCTAGTCATGTCATATGACGGAAACAATCAATTCGATTCACAGTCATTCAGAGAAGATGACTATACCGAGTTTGCTTACGGAAACACGGGATCAGCAAACGGATATGTGATGGATTGGTCGGCGGGGGCATCGGGCACAACAGGCACCCTTCGCGTAACTGGAACGCAGGGCAAGTTCTATGTTGGCATGACAACTCCCTACTTCGTGGACGAGTCAACCACAGCATCTGCCCAAATCCAACAAATCGTACACACAGGGGAACTCAAATATCGTTCAGGAGAGACCCTATACATACAGAATATGAAGCCGATTCAACGCGGTTTTGAGCAAAAGGAAGAAATTAAGATAGTCATCGACTTCTGATGAGGTAAGCAAATGCCGTCATACGACCCAAGCCTGTTCAATGTAGACCCCTATTACGATGACTTCTCGGAGGACAAGAAGTTCCTTCGGTTGATGTTCCGCCCTGGCTACGGTGTTCAGGCAAGAGAACTGACGCAGATTCAGACGCTCCTTCAGAACCAAATCGAAAGAATGGGATCCCATGTTTTCGAAGAGGGAAGCATCGTTCTTGATGGTCAGATTAGCGAAAATCGCGTCAAGTATGCAAAAGTTGCATT